TGCATTTTCTATAGCACCACTACCTTTACCTGCATACAAATCTAATACATCATTCTTACTATATTCTCTACTTACTTGTGATAGTTGAATAATAATAATATCATTGTTTACAGCCATATTACTGAGTGTATGACTTATATATCTAATAGCCTCATATTCACCACGCTTTGTGGGGCCGGGGTCTATTAAATCTATATAGTCTATAACTACAACTTGTGGGTTTAGCTCTCTTATTTTATTAGCTATACCTTCTATTGTAGGTTGTACAGTCTGTATAATAACATGGTCTAGTAAGTTTTTGTGGTCTTCTGCTATTTTACTTACATCACTTTCTACTTGTTGTTTATCTACATCAGCAACTATTTGAATATGTCTTTTGTGCATATACCAGTCTGATAACTCTAGACTTAAGTATAATGTATTAAGTTGTAAATCTTCATCAATTCTATCTTGTGCAGAATTATAACCTAATATAATATTTTGAGCTACAGTAGTTTTACCTGCACCTGTGGGCCCAAATATTGTAACTAACTCACCGGGATAAATTGTGCAATCAACATCTGGTAAACCAAATATCTTTGACAAATTTATTGTTCTACCACTAAAGTCAGTAGACATTCTTTCTTCTAGTTTCTTTTGTAGTTGTTGAAAATCCTTGACTTCTATGTCATAGTCTTTTCTTTGATAATGTATACAATGCGTTTTACATCTAGCTTTCATCTCTACATCTTTACAGCCATATTGATAGCCATTGTTATAGACACTTTCTACTTTTTCTAAAACGACATTTTCTTGTAACTGATTATTGTTCCAATGAAGCATGCTTGCTTTAGTTGCTTCAGATGGTATACCATTTCGTCTAAAATGAGATGCTATACGAAGTATAACATTGTTTCTGTTACCCTCGTTAGGCCCTTCCATATACATTTGTTGTATACAAGGTGCAACTTTTGTAGGTTCTTGTACGGCTTTAAAAGAACGGACACTCTCCACATTTGTCTGTATGTATTCTTCTAAACTGCCGTCACCCCACATAGTTTCTTCCCAATTTATCTTAGATGGTTGAGATGATAGTCCTTTAACCTGTGCTACAGTTAATTGCATAAACTTATTTGTTGGCAACAATGTTTTAAACAAATTTGATTTAGCATTTTTAGTAGCTTGTTCTCTGTATATAGCAGTTCTCATGTATACAGCAGGGTCTATGTTTACAGTTGTAAATAATTGTGTCATAGTTTGCTTTACTACATAAGGAAGATTTTCACTAGGTTCAAAACCAAAGCAATCAGCACATACCATTATATGATACCCTGTACCACTAAAGTATACTCTGTAATTACCCTCTTTTAATCCTAATGAATTTAGCTCATTAACAGCTAACTTAGCTTTTTCAAGAACTCTTTCGTCACTATCATCTTTTCTATCAATATCAATAAGTACATTATCAATATATCTCTTACCCATATAGTCTTTGAGTGATTTGCTATCTTGTGTAAATAGATGAGCATCTTTATCATAAAGATAATGAGACCTATATATGGGTATGTATTGACCCCGTTCTAAGAACTCGGTCATGTGTTGTTCGTATTTACCTATAGGCATAAGAAGCCCCCTTTTATGGGGGCTCCCTATAGCTACCTCAACATAAAGTTCCATTAAAATGGCATGTCATCTTTAGGTTGAGTAGGTGTGGAAGGGGTATCGTTTTCAGATGCTTCCTTCAAGTATCCTTTTTGTTTCATGTAGGTTACATAACTTTCTAAGTCAGCTCTACCTGAATTGTTATTAGATACTATCTTACCTAAGACTCTTTTATATGATTTATCGCCAGCTTTTTTAGGAGCTTCTCTATAAACATATATAAGAAAGTCATGAGGTGGTTCTAACAATGGGTTATCACTACCATTCATGGTGTTAATGAATTGGTTTAGTGTAGACTCTATATTGTCTACAACACTACCATCTTCCATTTCCCATCCTCCTTCGGTATTGATACCACCATCAAATCCAATAGCTTCTCTAAGATAGTTAAATTGTCTAACTACCCTATTGACTTCTATTGTACCATCAGGGTTTTTATCGAAAGAACCTTTGATAGAATGAACCTGTGGATACTGACTACCTTTAAGCTTAAAATGCACATCAAGCCAACAATCAGCCCAGTCGTATTGACCAGACTTATCTTCGACTCTTTCTATGCCAGCTTCTAGAAAGCCAGTAAAGTCATTCTTAGTTCCTTTATTTGAAGTTTGCAATAATGCCATACTTATTCTCCTTCATCTTCTTTATATTCAGTTATTGCTTTAGTTACATCTGTATATGTAAACGGTAAAACAAGCCCATTTAATGGTTTTAGTCTAGAGCCAACTGTTCTCTCATCATATGCTTGAAAAGATACTTTTGGAATTGGATTGTCTTTGACTACTGTAGAGTAGCCAATTACATCGGCTTTAGCACATAGTGCATATCCTAAGCCTCGAGGTAACTCTGGACTTAGTTGTACTTTACCATCATTCATTTGGGATTGTTTTGAGTGCGAAGTTAAGATTAGGTTTGAGCTATGTTGTTTCATTAAGAGTTGTAGTCTTTTGACTATGTCAACATTTTTCTTTCTAGCTTTACCCCAATCTGAACCCCAGTCACCTTCACCCATAGCACTAATATTCATCTCTTCACATACAGCTTCCTGTATCCATTCGTTTATAGTGTCTATAGTATCTATCACAATAGTTTCGTAACCAAGTTCAGTCCAACTATTCTTTATCCAAGTATATACCTCAAATAAAGAGTAGACTTCCATTGGCTTGCCTTTGTCAGGCCCTACTCTATGATAGAAACCTCTCTCAAGTGGTGGGACAACTTTTCTGTCATCTCCCTCTCCTTCGAAAGGTGGGTTAAGTGATGTTACAGTCACAACATTAGCACCATCAACAAAGTCAGCACCAAGGTCAGTGTCTATTACTAGAACACCTTCTGCACCTTTGCTTGACCAGTTAGCCGCCGCTGTCGTTTTACCAGTTTTGGGTTGACCGATAAAATACCAAGTCAACCCTCCAATGGTGTCACTCCAATTAGTTGAGACTGTACGAGTTTGTATTTGCATACGCTTCTCCTTCAGTTATATTGATTGATTCATTTACTTCTCCACAATTAAAGTCTTCTGTCTTTGTTACTAAAGGCGAAAGACCTTGCCAAATATACGCATAGAAAGGTCTTTGTGTCAAGTAATTAAACAGTTGATTCACACCAATACCACTAATTAGGTTTGCACAGAATATAGTATGTTTCATAGTGCATGGAGTTTGTTCTCCACTACCTCCGTTAGGAAACCAATAGTCTTGGTATTTATCAAGATTTTTGGTTGTAGTTATACAGCTCATACTTAATGCATCCATCCTAAGGTCAATTAAGATTTCTCTGTCTGGATTCATTAGCCATGATTCGTATACTAACTTCCTACTACTCATACTATCTGTACAAACTATAGTCTTAGGTGAGAGGACTTGCCCCTCACCTGTAAACAGACTACTATTCATTTCAGTCTCTATCATCTTACCACCATAGTTTTTAGCAGTTCTTTCAGCCATATCAGCTTTAGTATTGCTACCTTCTTCATCATACCATGATTCTGGGTATAGAGTTGTACTGAAATTGTGTTCCTGCATGATGTCGTTATCATAGCCACGAATAAACTTAAAGCCCATTGTAGCTAATAACATCACCACGCCACTACCAATACCACCTAAACCAACGACTGTTACATCGTCTAGTTTACTTTGTGGTATTAAGTCTTTGTTACGCAGAAACTTTTGTTGCATTTTTATCTCCTTTTGTTAGTTCATCTAATACTATTCTTGGGTTAAGATTCATATCTATTAATGCATCTTCCATTACTAACTCTTCTATATCACCTTTTGTAAAACTATCATACAAACTTGATATAAAGGCAGAGTCAGGGTCATCTGCAGTTAAAGAGGATTGTCTTAGGTCATCAACTATTTTATCTTGTTTAGTTATGTGAGTATTAAGCTCATCATAATTATCAAACAAATAAGAATTAGGCCTATATGAAAACAAGTTGCCTTGGTTAAGGCTACCTCCTTTATAGAATCTAGTAACTATTGTTTCTTCTTTAGATTTCTCTATTTTCTTAGCAATAGTTTCCCATTTCTTTTGTTCTTTATTATCTACAGGCATAGTCATATTAATATCTTTAGACTCTGCCTCTATTAGATGTACTTTATCATATTGGTCTTTGTAACTTAATGCAAACGCAAACTTTTCTTTTGCACTTGCTACAACAGTGGAACAATAGAAGTTTTCATCTGGAGCATTATCTTTTAAACAGCTCTTGTCTGTGCCACTAAAGAAAGCACCCATACTATGATGAGAATGTATAATACCCATCATACACTTTTCTGTTTCAGGGTAATTCTTCCATGTCTTCTCAAGTATCTTTGCAGTATCTTCAGCCTCTATTGTTGTTGCTGTACCATGTCCTAAATCAACAGGGTGAAAGTGTATAAG